GGCGGGGCAGAATGGTGGGAACCGTCGAACCCCTCGAGGGACCAACCCGAGGCGGGGCAGAATGGTGGGAACCAAGTAAGGTAAAGGAAGGAGGACCAATGGCCGTCTATTTCGCATCCGTCAAAGCAACCCAGCCCCAACCACTCGCCGGCACCTGGGCAGAGCTCAAAGCCATCCTGCAACACCACGAAGAAAACCCCAACAAAACAGACGGCGCCCTCTGGTCCCCAATCGAATACTACCCAGGTAGCAAACGAGGCAACAAAGGCGTCCGCTTCATAGAAGCCCTCGTCGTAGACATGGACGGCGAAGCATTCGACAACGCCAAACTAGACGGCCTGGAGTGGTTCGCCTATTCCACTTATTCGCACAGAAACGAAGACCCCCACTACCACCTCGTCCTCCCATTAGCGGAACGAGTACCAGCAGGATTATGGCGGGCAGTTTGGCTAGGACTTCATGAACGCCTGCAGGTACAAGGCGACCCGCAAACCAAAGACCCAGCCCGCCTCTTCTATTTGCCGCAACACGCGACAGATCAACCCTACGAATTTCATGAAGGACACGGAGCGCTCCTCGACGCAGACTTCAACTGGGAAACAGAACACCGCGTCCATCCAACACAAATAAGAACAGCGCGACAACCACGACAACGCCAACAGCAATGCGTCATGCTTTCAGAAGAATGGTGGAACAGCTCAACGGGAACAAACCGATGGAGCGAACTGAACGGCAAAGCAAAGTACCAGGCGATGCTCAACGAATTCACAGCACTCATGAACAGCGTCGGAGGACCAGAGTAGAATTAGCCGCATGGCTGGTGAGCGCACGTTCTTAGTAAAATTCATTTCAGATACCCTCGGCTTCAACAAAGGCATCGCCAGCGTAAGCGGCGGAATGGGATCGCTAAAAAAAGGCGTCACAGGATTATTGCCATCATTCAAAACGATGGCCATCTCAGGCGCCGCCGCTTTCACCGCAACAGCAGCAGCCGCATACAAAGCAGTCGAAGGAGCAGCACAAGACCAAAAGTCGCAAGCCCTCCTAGCCCAACAACTCAAAGCAACGACTGGCGCAACCTTCGACCAGATAGCAGGAGTCGAAGAACAGATCAAAACGATGATGCTGGCAACAGGAATAGTTGACGACAAACTTCGTCCAGCATTCGCACAGCTCGTGCGTGCAACAGGATCGGTAACAGAAGCCAACGACCTGATGAAAATAAGCCTAGATGTTTCTGCGGGTAGCGGTAAAGACCTCGAAGCAGTGACCACCGCCCTGAGCAAAGCGGCAACTGGGAACTTTGCGGCACTTGGAAAACTTGGGATACCACTAAGCGACAACATCAAAAAGTCCAAAGACATGAACCTGGTGACTGAAGAATTGAATAAACAATTCGGAGGAGCAGCAGCAGTCGCAGCAGACACATTCTCTGGACGACTACTCAGACTTAAGACAGGCTTCGGAGAAGTTGTCGAATCAGTGGGATATGCACTCATGCCGGCGCTCGAAGGAGCGATGAGCATCATCAGCACCAAAGTGATGCCAGTCCTAGACGAGTTCGGCAGCGCACTTTCAGAAGGCGGAATAAGTGGAGGCGTTCAATTCATCGCAGACAAATTCAAAGAAGGCGCTCCGATCGTTGTAAGTGCCATCCAAGAATTATTAGCAGCAGCAATCAACTGGACAGTAACAACAGGAGCGCCAGCATTGGCTGCGGGACTTCAACAATGGGCAGAAAAGCTAACAGGATGGATTGAACCAAGAATCCCTATGTTCATTAGCAGCATCCGCGACTTTCTTCTCAAGGGCTTAGATTGGATATACAAAGAAGGACTGCCAAAACTTGTGACCGTCGTGCAAGGACTCGGAGACACGCTCGCGTCGTTCGTTGGTAAAGCAGCGCGACAACTTCCAGCACAGCTCGTAACTTTTCTAGGCGACATTGCTAAATGGGTACTTTCAGATGGCATCCCCGCGCTACTTTCTGCAGGCACACGACTCGCAGGATCACTTCTAAAATGGACGCTAACAATTGGAGGCCAACTCATCGCAGGACTTGGCGGCGCCGTCGTCGCATTGGTCGCAGCACTCCCTGACATTTTCGTTGGACTTATTAAAGGCATCGCAAACATCGCAGTGAACGCAGTCAAAGGCTTCGTCGGAAAATTTGATGAGATGAAAACAGCGCTCGCAAACATTGCCGTCTCCGTAGTGAACACCCTCATTGACGTATTCAACAAGATACCCCTCATCCCAAATATTCCAAAAATTACTGTGGACACAAAAAAACTGGGAACACAGATGGGACTTACCCAGACACAACTTCAAGAAGTCAACGCCAAATTCAACGACGTCAACGGCACACTCAAGACAAGCAAGACAGCACTCAACGGCTTCGAAGACGCGCAAGACGGAGCAGGAGCATCAGCAGGCGGAGCAGCGAAAACCCTCAAGACAGCCAAAGAAAAACTTAAGGAATACACAGACGCGCTGAAGACTTCAACCTCGGCTCAAAAGGCATTTAGCAAAGCACAGACCGATACAAAAAACGCACAGACAGACCTGAACCAGGCAACCCTTGACGTGGCATCAGCACAGGCAGCCCTCGACAAAGCCGTCTCAGGCTTTGGAGCAGGCTCCCCAGAAGCCATCGCAGCGCAACGCAAACTAGACCAGGCACAACGAAGCGTAGAACGGGCCGGCTACCGCGTGGAGGCTTCCGTCTTTGCCGTCGCAGACGCGGAACGCCAACTCGCAGAGATACGCCTGGACCCAGAATCCTCACCACAGGCGATACGAGAAGCGGAGATAGCGCTGGCTGAGGCGAAGCTTTCAGGCAAGGACGCCGTCGATGAGCAGAGGGACGCCACAGATGAACTGGCCACGTCACAAAGCACCCTGAATGAACTTATTTATGGGGCCGTTGTTGGCTCGGACTTTTATGCCCAATTCAGCGATGCCCTCACAGAAGCGAAGGGACGCCAGGAAGAAGCGACCATTCGAGTCGCAGACGCCATCGAGCGTGAAGCAGAAGCTCAAGAGCGCCTCAACACAGCAAACGAGAAGGCTGGGGAGATTGCGAAACTTTACCCAAAGATAGCGGCAAGCGTCCCCAACCCAATGAAGACCGTCGTGGCCCAGCCAACCAGCACAGTCGGCAACCGATACACAAACTTTGACGCCGCATCAAATGCGCCACAGATAACGATCAACGCTGGCCTCGGAGCAAGCGGCATCCAAATAGGACAAGAACTCGACGAATACCTCCGCGAATACCTACGACTGAACGGCTCCACTTTTACCTTCGGATCGGTCTAGCCAATGGCACAACAGGCGAACTGGGGCGAAACCCTCGCCGTCAAACTTGACGTCGGCTTTCTAACCGACATATTCAAACTAGACAGCAGCACACTCGACGGACCAGACAAACTCGAAGGAACGACCGACTTCGTAGACATCACCGAATACGTCCAGACGATCAACATCAACCGAGGACGCAACAGCCAACTCGACACATTCAACGCCGGCACCCTCAACATCACAGCAGACGACAGAGCAAGCAGCCGCGCCTTTGATCCATTAAACACAGACTCACCCTGGTACCAGGGAACACTAGGAATCGCACCACGACGCAAAATAGAAATTTATGGAGGCAGCGCAGGAACCGCCGCCATGTACAAAGGCTACGTCTACGACCTCAACATCGAATACGACGAGCCCAACCTTTCCACAGCAACCATCCTCGCCGTCGACGCCCTAGCCCAACTCAGCCAAACCAACCTCGCCAGCTTCAACCCAAGCCAACAACTCACGTCACAACGCGTCGAAGCCATCCTCAACCGGAACGAAGTCTCCTGGGCAACAGCGCTACGAAGCATAGGAACTGGCGTCGCAACCTGCGGAACGATCGCATACGAAGACAACGCCAACACACTCCAAGCCTTACAAGCCGTCCAGATCGCAGAGAACGGCCGCCTGTTCGCAGACCGCGAAGGACTCATACAATTCGACCCACGCGTCACGACCTCCTTTGGAACAGCCATCGCAACACTTGGAGGAACAGCAACAAGCAACATCCCGATAGACGCACTCCAAACCGTCTACGGAGCAGAAACCGTCCTCAACCGCATCTCCGTACAAATAACTGGAGGAACCGCATCAAGCGTCGCAAACGGCACAGCAAGCCAAACTGAATACGGGATCAAAAACTTGTCGCTCACAGACATCCCACTTGTCGATGACGCAGCCGGCTCCGCCCTCGCAGCAAACCTCCTCAACACATTCGAAACGCCAGAAGTTTATTTTACCGAAGTCGGAATACTTGTGAACCGTCTAACACAAGCCCAACAAAACCAAGTCGCCCAATTTGAGATAGGCGACATTCTCGCAGTGAACAAAACCTTCCACACAGGAACACCCAGCTCGATAACACAGAACGTGGTTATTGAATCGATTAGGCGGCAGATCACACCAAGCCGCCATCAAGTCATTCTGGGGCTTGGGAAAATTGATTTACTGCTTCCGTTCATTTTGGATACCAGCACTCTCAACGACGCCACTTATGCGATAACCTAGAAGCACTATGGCACTACGTCCCAGCTTCACTCCAGGCGATACCCTAACCGCAGCAAACATGAACACCCTGGCCAACGGCCTCGTTTCAGTTAGCGCACAAACAGGAACCGCATACACAATCGGCACAGCAGATGTCGGCAAACTTGTAACGGTAAACAACGCCGCAGCACAAACCATCACAGTCCCAGCAAACGCAAGCGTCGCGTTCGCAATTGGCGATCAAGTGAACTTCTTAAATTTGTCAACAGGAACCGCAACATTCGCGGCAGCAGGAACTGCAGTCATTCGAAGCGCGGGAAGCAAACTAAAACTTTCAGACCAATACGCCGTCTGCACAGTTCTGAAAATTGATACCGACGCATGGGTAATGCTCGGCAACGTTAAAGCGTAACTATGCAACTTCTCGCAGGAGTTGGCGCAGGAGTTGAAGCACCATCGTCAGTCCAGTATTTAGTTATTGGTGGCGGAGGCGGAGGCGGATGGGCGCCATACCAAGACATACCATCGGGCGGCGGAGGCGCAGGCGGATACCGCTGTTCAGTTACTGGCGAAACAACAGGAGGCGGAGGCGCAGCAGAATCAGCGTTGAACGTGACAGCAGGTACCGCATACACGGTCACAGTTGGAGCAGCCGGTGCAATTAACGGAGGCGACGGCGGTAATTCCGTTTTGGCATCGATCACATCTACAGGCGGCGGCGGCGGCGGCGGCGGATTATCAGAAGCCCAATTCGGACGCACAGGCGGGTCGGGCGGCGGCGGCAATTATGGAAGTGGAGTAAGTGGTGGAGGCGCACGAACAGCGTCGCCAGTTCAAGGTTTCGCAGGCGCTGGAACAGTTGGCGGTTTATATCACGGAGGCGGCGGCGGCGGCTCCGGCGCAATAGGAAGTGGAACAGACGCAAACTCAAACGGCGGTGCAGGAACATCATCAAGCATTAACGGAACGGCAACTACACGCGCAGGAGGTGGCGGCGCAGGCGGCAACCCAAGCTACACAGGCACGATCGCTGGAGGGTCAGGCGGAGGCGGCAACGGATCGAAAACAAATGCAACCAACGGCGCTAACGCAACCGTCAACGGCTCTGGTGGTGGTGGCGGTACAGCGTCAAACGGCGGCACAGGCTCAATAGGAATTGTTATTATTCGATATGCAAACACCTTCAAAGAAGTGACAGCAACAACTGGTTCACCAACTTATAGCAACACAGGTGGCTACCACATTTATACCTGGACAGGTTCAGGAAGCGTGACATTCTGATGGCAACATTCGTAAAAATAGTAGACGGAAAAGTTGTTGAAGCATTGGTCATCAATGACGACATCGTCGGGTTGAACTTCCCTGAGTCAGAACGCATCGGTTTAGAGTTTCTTATAGCGCATGGTTACGAAGGCACATGGATGCAAACTGGTGAAAATTTCCGCAAGCAATACGCATCAATAAATTATATTTACAACGCCGAAACAGACGAATTCATAAATCCTCTCATCACTGAGTTGTAATGCGTTGGACGCGTTGGCTGATTGTTCTACCGGCAAGCCTTCTCGCGCTTTTCATTCCAACGAGAACCAAAGCGGAAACGTTCGGCGCGTGGACATTCAGCAAAACCTGCATCGCAGCAGAAGGCGGATACGCCACAACAACCGCTGACGGCTTCACCATCGTCGGACCAGACGGCGGAACTTGCGCAGGACGAGCCAACCACGCGCAGCTCGAAACCACGATCCCAGAAGGCATCACCCTCATCAGCTTCAACTGGACCTACCAAACCACAGACGGCGCCTGGTACGACCCACCGCAATACGCCATCAACGGGAACGCAACTGGCCTCGTTTCATTACAAGACCCCACCCAGAACAACTACGCGACAGGCGCGATCGAGGCGCCAGTTGAACCAGGGGACACGTTCGCCATACGCCAGGCTTCGACAGACACGTGCTGTGCCCCAGGCATTCTGACGATCAGCAACCTGAACTACGGCACAGACGAGGCAACGACCACCACCACAGAAGCCACAACCACCCTGCCGGCCACAACCACCCAGCCGCCTCAAACCACGACCACCACGTCAACCACCACGACGACCACAACCAACCAGCCCCCTCAGACAACGACCAGCCCCCCTTCGACCACAACGACCACAACGACCACAACCACCCTGCCCCCTCAGACGACGACCAGCGCCCCTACGACCACAACCACCACGACAACGACCACAACTACATCGACGACCACCACGACCGTCTACGAGCCGCCAACCACCATCGCCCAACCAACCACGACAACACCAACAACGACAACAACCACAACGGATCAACCAACAACCACAACCACGCAAGCTGCGACAACCACCACAACCACGACACCACCCACCACAACAACGACAACAACCCCAGCAACAACGACATCAACCCAAACTACCCAACCCATGCCAACCACCCTCCCACCTGAACCACCCAAACCAGGCGAAGCCACAGATGCCGAGATAGCCAAAACCGTCGTCGCTTTGTCGGAGGCCAAACCAGAACAGATAGCAGCCATCATCAACAACGTGCTGGAAAAGAAACTTCAAACAGACCAGGTCGCAGCGATTGTGACAAGCCCAGAAGTGCTGGCCATGATCACAGAGGACCAGGCGGCGCAGCTCTTCGAACAAATTGAAACAAGCGAACTAACGACAGATGAAGCAGAAGCCGTAGTCGCAGCCGTTCAAGAAGCACCAACAGGAATCAAACAAGCATTCGAAGCGGCGCTAAATATTTTCTCAGGTTTTGCCGACAACTACATCGCATCAAACTCAAGAATCCCAGTGGAACAGCGACGAGCAATGGTCGCGTTGAGTGCAGTATTATTAAGCGCAAGCCCTGCACTAACCACACGGAGAAAACAATGAAATTCTGGGGCGAGATACACGCACTGCTCTGGACCATTGGCGCGTCCATCATCACGATCGGAACCTTGTCGGGCTTCACACAGCAGCTCGCAATTTGGGTAACAATCGGAACGCTCGTCCTCCATTTGGCTGGTGCCTTAAAGAAGAAGGAAGACCAGCAATGAAAAAACTTAGAAACGTGATATTCCGCATTGGCGCATTATTCGGATCATCCGCATTAGCAGCAGTAGCAGGAGGCGCCCTCATTGGCGTTGACCTTTGGAAAAGCGCAGCCCTCGCAGGACTTATGGCAACCGCACAAGTGATGGAAAAACTCCTCCGCTCGATGGTTGACGGCGACCTCACACAAGAAGAAATTGCTGCAGCATTCGAAGGCAACGGAAAACCGCGAGCCAAGTAATGGCATTGCCAAAGAAGGCGGCATCGCTGCCGATCATTCCTGTTCAACTTTGCTCGCACTTAAAGAACGCCAAACCAGGCGCACTAGCACCCAAACTGCTGCGAGCAGTTGAAGGCAAAGGACGACTGCACCACTGCGCAGCAGACGCATACGAAGCAATGGACGCAGCAGCAAACACAGACGGCCTCGACCTCGCTCCGACATCACAAGCAGACACATACCGCACACTCGAAACACAGGAGTACGGCTTCTACCAGCGCTACACAACCAACGTCATCGCAGGCCAAAAACCTCGCGTGTACAAAGGCGAAGCCTGGTACTTGAAGAAGGGCATGGCGCCACTCGCGGTACCAGGCACATCGAAGCACAACCTCGGCATCGCTGTAGACATTGCGAACGCCAACGGCAAACGCCTCGAATGGCTCAAAGCCAACGCCGTCTCGTTTGGCTTTTCATGGGAGGTCGTACCAGAAGAACCCTGGCATCTTCGCTACGTCGCCGGCGACAACACGCCACAACGCGTGAAGGACTGGCTGGCAAACAAACCAGCCCAAGCTTGAGATGGACTGGGGAGTTGTTCTCGCAGCATTGCTGACCAGCATCGGCGGAATAATTACCACCATCCTCATGCGTTTCAGAAAAGAGAACGCAACAGACCACGCAACAGTCATGCAAGCGATCAACAAGATAGGTGGAAATGTTGAACGCATAGACTCTAAACTGGGCTCACATATTGATTGGCACTTACAGGAGGCGTCAAGTGGGCAAGTTTCTGACCGAGGTGAAAAATACCGCGCTAAATAACAGAGTCGATCGCGTCTCCGAAATAAAAGAAGAACTCGGAAAAGCAGACGGCGAAGATTTCATAGCCGCATTAGCAGACCCAAACATTCGACCAACACAAATTCTCAAAGCGCTACAAGCGCGAGGGATAACGATGTCGGGATCGATCATCACACGTTGGCGACAGACAAATAATGTCACTCGCTAAAGACATTCGCTACGGCGTGCAACCCGCCTGGCCAATCATTCAACAAGGCAAGCGATACCAGGTGCCGGCGTTAAAGCCAAGCGACAAGAAGCGCGACACGATGAGAACAGCCGTCATCCTTCCAGACATGCAGCTCGGCTACTTCAGAACAGCCAACAACCAGCTCGAAGCCATCCACGACGAAGCAGCCATCGACGTGGCACTTCAACTCGTACGCAAAGCCAAACCAGACCAGATCATCCTGGTTGGAGACAACCTCGACCTCTGCGAGTTCGGCAAATACCGGTACACCCCCGCGTTCGCCAGGACCACACAAGCCGCCATAGACCGCGCAACCGAGCTATGCGCACAGCTCCGCAAACTAGCGCCACAAGCCCGCATCGTTTGGATAGCAGGCAACCACGAAGAACGCCTCGGAAACATGATCCTCGACAGCGCAGGAGCCGCCTACGGGCTTCGAAGAGGCAACACGCCAGAGGAATGGCCCGTCCTTTCAGTCCCCTATTTATGCCGCCTCGACGAAACAGAAGTCGAATACCTGCCTGGCTACCCAACAGGCGCCCACTGGATCAACGACCGCCTCCACGTCATACACGGGGACCGAGTCGCGAGCGGCGGAAGCACAGCTCATAAGTACCTGGCAACCGTGAAGACCTCCGTCATTTACGGACACATCCACAGACGCGAATGGGCAGAACGCACACGCGACGACCACGACGGAGCGCGAACGATCCTCGCAGCAAGCCCAGGCTGCCTAGCCAAAATTTCAGGCGAAGTCCCCAGCACACGTGGAGGACACGACCTCGACGGACGCCCCCTTTACAGAGCAGAAGACTGGCAACAAGGCATCGCGATCGTTGAATACTTCGCCGGCGACGGCGACTTCAACCTTGAGCTGGTACCCATCCGCGACGGCTGGGCCAGATACCGAGGCGAGGATTTCATGACGGAAAAACCATGACAACGCCAGTGATCGTCGTCTGGGCAGACGCCCACACCAACACAGAAACCTGGACCGCGATCGAGGACTTAGACCAGGACGAATACCTGGTTGAAACTTGCGGATTTCTTCTCGCCACGTGCGACGGCGGCAAGCCCGAACACGTCACCGTCTACCAGTCGCAAACGCCAGACGGAGAAGTGGACGGCGTTCTGAACATTCCAGTGGGGATGGTTCGGCAGCTCAAGATTTGTGGCCCGCAAACCCTAGTGAAATAAGGGGAATATAGGTCGTTGCTTTGTCATACAAAACCCCGTACTGTTTGACACGTGGAGCACAAGCCCCACACAAACAGGAGGAACAGCATGGACACAGCAACCGAAATAGAAGAGGGCAAGCGCGAGCTCGCAAACCGATACCTCGCCATTCGACACACACTGGTAAAAGCAGCCCACCAACTCGCAGGCCTTGAAGATGAATACGGCTTCGAATACGACGAGACAAAGCAGGCGCTGCGCGAACTGCGCGAGCAGCTCCGAGTTGACGAATCAATGGCGCTTGAATTCTTCAACTCAATGAGCGAAGAAGTCACAGCAGACGAAGCAGCAGCGAGCTAGGAGCCACAACATGAACACAGAGATTGAATGCCCAGGCTGCAAAGCCAAAACCGTAGTAGGCCACTTGGAATGGACCGCGCTGGGCTGCCCAAATTGTAACGGAATTTATTTATTGCGCTCCTGGCTAAAAAACAAAAAAGAAGCAAATTAGGAACGACGATGCGCGAACTCATTTACACATCAAGCCGCGAAGTGGCGAAGGGCCACAACGTGCAACGCACAGTCACAGAACACCACCTGCGCGATACCGAAACAGGCGAACTAACAATTACAAAGACGACAACATTCAAATGCGCATGCGGCGAGAACGAACTCGAAGGCAGCGTTTCAATGGACAGCTACCAGGAACACCACACACAACTCACGGAGGGACAGCAATGAGCAAAACGCCAGAAGCCATCTACAGAACAGAACGACTAGGCGACGTCAAAAAGCGGAACCTTTGGGTCGGCTGGATGCAAAAAGCAACCGCCGGACTCGACGACGACGACCTCGTCGAAACAACCACCGCCGTCTACCCCTGGGGAAATTACCTAGTAG